GGGTAATTCACATTCACAGGGTGGAATAAAAACACCTTTTGGAGAACTAGAAGGTGGCGAAGTGGTAATAAATAAGGTGTCTAGTCTTAAATACAGGTCTGAATTAAGTGCTATAAACGTAGCAGGTGGCGGTAGAAGCTTTGCTCTTGGGGGTGTTTTAGGTGCGCCAATTTCAGCACCAACTCTAAATTCTGCCGCACAAGCAGATGAAAAGTTTAATATGTTTTTAGAGTTGAGCCTTGCCCAAACAAAAGCTACAAATTCAAGGATAGACCGCTTAAATGTTAGTTTAGATTTAAATAGATTGAATCAAATCCAATCAACTGATAGTACCTTAAACGCCTTAACAACACTATAATATGACTAACAGAATACCAATTGAGAGCCTAGAAGGCTTTGTAAGAGATTTTGAAAAGGTTGAAAAAAACCTACCCTATCCGACTAAAATTCAACTAGATTGGTGCTTTGAAGTCTTTAATAATTACGTAGCATTATCTCACAAAAAAGAGGAAAATAAAAATTGTCCTGCCTGTAGAATTAGGGTAATTGGTACACTTAGACAAATATCAAACAAATGGAAAATAACCAACATTTTATAGAAATCCTAGATGCTGACTTTAAAAAGTGGGCTGAATTAAATTTGGTTAGCCCGACAAATGAAGAATTTTTAAAGTACTTAATAAATAGAAACATAGTCGGTTCTAAAACAATAAAAAGGCTGCTAGTAATTAACGAATATCCCCACGCTTTAGATAGACATATGCACATAAAGCGTTCTGCAATATGGGATTTAGAAAGTATGTTTGATATTCCAGAGTCCACCATAATAGTATATTTGAAGCGGTTTCAAACTTACTTTAGATATACAAAAAACAAATAGTTCCCAAAACCTACTAATACAAATTGTGTTAGTGGGTTTATTTTTGTTTTAACATAAACGTAAAAATGAGCAAATTACCTTACATAATTAATAAAGATAGTACTGATTCTGATTCTGCCAACCTGTTAATAAATGGCGAGATTAGCGATTGGTGGGGTGTTGGGCTAGCGGAAGTTAATAATCGCTTAGCTGAAACAAGGGCTAAAAACATAAGCGTTCAAATTAATTCTGTTGGTGGGAGCGTTACCGAGGGCTTGGCTATTAGAGCCTTTTTAAAAGGTTATCCTGCTAATATAACTACAAGCGGTTTTGGACTTGTGGCTTCTATAGCTACAGTAGTATTATTAGCTAGTAAAAAGAGCTCTATGGCTAGCGGTTCGTGGTTTATGATTCACGAAGCTTCTATACATAGCGGTGGATATGCTGCCGATTTACGGAAAGATGCCGACTTGCTCGAAAACATAACTGATAGTATTTCAGATATTTATGTAAAGGCAATATCTGATAATAAAAAGCTAGTTAACGACAGCATAGAAGAAACTAAAGCAATGGTTTTGGGGATGATGAAGGAGGAAACATGGCTAACAGCGGAACAAGCTTTGGAATATGGTTTTATAAATAAAGTAACCGAAGGCGTGGAGTTTTTGAATAAATCAAACGCCTTAGATGTATATAATAAGTGTGTATCTTTTAAGAACGCACCGATTGAATTTTTAAACAAAATTAAAAATATTGCAGATATGCCAACGAAAGATGAAACAATGTTTGAGCGTTTCAAGAACCTTTTTAAAGCTAGCGAAACCGAATTAGAAGCGGCTATTTCCGACTTAGAAAAGGTAGAAGAAGCTAAAAAAACGGCTATTGAGGAAGCTCCAAAAGACAACACAGAAATTAACGCCTTGCTGGCTAAGATGGAAGCTTTAGAAACCTCTAACAAGGACATAAAAGCGGAATTATTGAAGGCGCAAACTAAAGCCGAAGAACTAGCTGCAGCTCCGTCCTCTACTACTTCCACGGCTCCTGTTCAAGCTAAAAAAACGGCTATTGAGGAAACCTTAGGAGTAGGGTCGGAAGCCATGAACTATTTTAATAACTTAGCTAAATCTATATTAAGATAATGGCTCTACAAAACGAAGGGGATTTACAACTTGTAAGAAACCCATACGTCAATCCGTCTAACGTGTTAAAGGTTAAAGGGTTTGGCTACGAACAATACGCTTATTTGGCATCTTACGCTTACACAATCGCTGCTGGTGGTGCGACTACTACTATCCTACCTTTAACAGGTAACTTAGGTGGAGATTTACGCTTTTACCGAGTAGAAGTTTATGATGGATTTAACCGAGTGGCTGGTAAATTGGACTTAGCTGCTAGAACTACGGCTTTTGTAATTAATACAACCACTTTAGACCCTACAAGTGCTTGGACTTTGTTTTTTTACGGTTCTGAAGTGACTGATGGGGTTGAGTACAATTTAGATTACAAAGTAGAATTAAACGCTGGTTCTGCTGCTTCGGGTATAATAGGTAGCACTGTTCCGACGCTTAGCGTTTGGGATAATGTTAGCTTAAAACTAGAACTAACGTCTTCGAGCGATGCCGCTTATACGCTTTTCCCAGCGGCTGGTCTAGTAGTAAAAAGAGGCGAAACGGTTGATTTTTCTAGTTTTTCTACAGCTTCGGAATTGGACAATGCTGCGACTTATTTGTTCAAGGTGTACATTAAAAAGATTGGACGAGGTGTTTTGGCGGCTTCTTTGCCAACACGTTCTACTTCTAAGGTATTCCTAGCTGTTACAGGTACACCTTCGTTTCCTTACGCTATAACGAAGGAATATACCGAGCTTTTGTCGGTGTTATCCTTAGACGCAACAACCGCAGGAACGGCATCTGACGTTCTTACATTGGCACTTAGTAATGAGGGCACTACACCTTCTTTTGTTTTCACAGGTACTGCCGTTACAGGGGTATAAAATTTAATAAAAAATGGCTACAATAATTAAACCTTCGCAAACAATCGCGCTATCTGCTAAAGAAACAAATACGTTGTTTTACGAGCCTATTTTCATGGAAATGTATCAAAGTGACATTTTCAAAATAATGCTTAATGTAAAAAACACCGCTAAATTTGGTTTTATTAGACCATTGGAGCGAATTTTACAAGCTAAAACAGGGTGCGGATTCACACCGATTGGCTCTATGTCGGTTTACGATAGAGAGGTTCAAGTTTACCCTTTTAAAATTAATGTTGAGCTTTGTGTCGATGTTTTTAAAGACACAATTTTAGACAATTTAATGAACAGAGGGTTAAGAATGAACGACTTAACAGGTACTGTTTTGCTTCAAATTACCCTAGATGTTTTAAAATCTGCTGCGGTAAAGGACATTTACAATCTAGTTTGGTTTGGTAACAGGGCTAGTACAGACACAGCGATGAATTTTGTGGATGGGCTTTGGAGTGTTCACATCCCCCAATTAATCGCTAACAACTTAGTCCCTGTTTTTGACACAAATAGCGGCGTAGCCTTAACGGCGGGTGACGGTTTGGCGTATATTGAAGGGGTTGTAAAAAACTCTGACATCTTACTTGGAATGTTACCAAAAGCTTCTAAAAGGATTCATGTAACAGGTAAAATTTGGGACCAGTACGAAACCGATTTAATCGCTTTAGGTGGTGGAGATGCTGGACGTACTCAACTGATTGACGGTTCTACGGTATTGACATACAAAGGAATACCAGTAATTCCTAATTGGAGCTGGGATGAATACGATGAGAATGTACTAGGGTTACAAAACGAACATAGAATCTTGTTTACAGTAAAAGAAAACTTGGTAATCGCTACCGATATTTTGGGAACAGAAACAAGTTTTCTTACTTGGTACGATGAAAAAGAAGAGATGAATTACATCAAATCTGTAGGCGACTTAGGAACAAATTACGTTCACCCGAAACTTATGTCAATAGGTTTATAAAAATTAAAATATATGGCTTGTTTAACTTCAGGTGTTGCGAATCCATGTGGCGCAAAGGTGAGTGGGGGTTCTAATTTTATTTATTGGCTGAAAAGGCTGACGTTGCGACTGTTACGGTGGGTCCAGCTGGCGATATAACGGCAATTGCCATGGTGGCTTTAGCGGTTTTTTACAAATTTGAATTTGATAAAAAAACTGGCGCAGTTTTTACGGAAGAATTAACAAACGAAACCGCTACACAGATTGTACAGCAGTACGTGATGGACTTTAGAGGTCGTTCAAATGTGACCCGTAACGCGGTAATGGAATTGGCGGCTTGCGATTGTGGTTTAGTCGTAATTCACGGCGAAAATACAGGCGCAGTTTGGCTTTGGGGATTTGACGAAACGGAGGAAGCCTTTTTGCTTAGCTCTTCTTCTACAAGCGGACGTTTAAAATCGGACGCTAATATCGAAACGCCCACCTTACAGGCGATGGCAACTGAAAAAGCTAGAGTATTTACCCCAGGTTTGGCAGGTATTCCAGTCTAAATATTAATAAATAAAAATAACCAAAGGGATAGGGGAGGTTTCCTTTATCCCTTTTTTAATTAAAACAAAATGGCAAAACTTAAAAAAATGAGTACTATTCAGACCACATTAAAGCTAAATCCTAAATTCTTAAACTGTAGATTTTCGGTAGCTCTTGGGCGTTTTGGGAAACAATTAAGTAAGGAAGGAAAGGACTTTAGCTTGGACGAATTAGCGGAATTTTGGCTGATTTCTGACCAAAAAACTAGGGGCAATTTATTCCTAGGAATTTTAGCACCCGACTACGTTAGCCCATTTGATTCAAAATCAAAATTTCCACAAATAAATGAGGACGAATACTAATAAGACCAACATAGAAAAAAAAGGAATCGTGAACTCTGCTGTTATAAAAAATGGTAGAGATACCAATGTTTTAGATAGCGATTTACCTACTGAATATCAAGAAACATCGGACGCCAACGGTCAAATTATAGACGATAAATGGGTGCGTTTTTTTGACATAGGTAGTACCTATTTAAAGGGATTAATGGCTTTAGTTTCTAATTCTACAACGGCTAGAAACATAATAAACCAAAAAACGGCTTTAATTATTGGGGATGGTTTTATACCAGCGCAAAGCAAAAACGTTCCTTTTTTACAGACCTTTAGACGGTTAGTAAAAAAAATATTTACTTCTGATTCTGAAACCGAAAGCTTGAATAGTTTAATCGGGCGTGTTAACTTAAACAACGAATCTTTAGAGGATGTGATGAGAAAAATAGCCTTTGATTTCACGGCATTTGGCAATGCCATGGTGGAATATGTTAAGGTAAAGCAAGGCGGCAAAGAGGTTGTTTATATTTATCATATTCCATTACATACTGCTGCGGTTAAAAAGGTCGACCCTCGTAAAAACATAATTGAAGCCATCGGAACTTGCGCAGATTGGGAAAATGGTAGTAGGGAGGTTAAAGAAATACCGCTATATCCAACCTGGGGAAAAAAAGGCGACTCTGAACGTTCAGCCGTTCATATTAAAAACTATTCTCCAGCTTATTTTTATTGGGGCGAGCCGTCCAACATATCCACAAGACATTGGCAGGAAATAGAATACAGAATACCAAAATATAATATAGCTAAATTTGACAACGGATTTAAACCGTCCGCTTTTGTTCAGTTTTTTGGTCAAGTTACACCAGCCGAGGGGGAGAAAATAATACAAGATTTTGTAGATTTTCATACTGGTACTGGAAATAATAATGGCATCTTGGCGCAGGTGCTTTCTGACGAAAAATACAAGGCTCATGTGGAAATATTCGAGGATAAATCGGAAGGAAGTTTTTTGGAACTTGAAAGGATGGCAGCGCAGGCGATTATTACAGGAAGCGAGTGGAGCACGGCGTTAAGCGGAATTGCAACGGTTGGAAAATTAGGCAGCAACCAACAAATTAGAGACGAATTAGAGTTAGTAATAAGTACTGTTATTAAAAAAGACAGGCGTAAAATTATGCAAAAAATAATTAATCCCTTTATTTTCGAGAATGCGGAATTAGGGGTTATTTCTAAGGGGATCATGTTAGAAATAGCTAACTTAGACCCTATCGGTCTATCAGATAAAATTGATGCCAATTTAACCCTATTATTAAACGAGAAGCGTAGAGTTTTGGGCTATGATGGGCTAGATAAGGACCAAGAAACTAAACTAAAAGAAGAACAAAATGTCAACGGTAACAACTTTAATCAAGCCAATTGAAATCACAAGGTCGGGGATTTTTAAAGCTGCTCCAGTCGGAACGAGTTTTGACGCTTCTTTATTAGCTCCTAACATATACCTAGCTGAGGATAGATTCCTAAAAGACTTTATTAATAAAGCATTTTATGACGATTTGGTACTTCAAAAAAACATATTACCAAGCAATTACAACCCCCAATTAGGGGCTATTGTACTAGCCTATCCGACATTACCACTATACGAGAACCTTTGGACACAGGCACTTTTACCGTTTTTGTCAAGGGCGGTTTATTGGCAATCTTTGCCGTCAATCGTTCTTCAAGCTGGGAGTATTGGGCTATATACTAACAATTCCGAATTTAGTCAATCCGCTGGAATTTCGGGGTTAAAGTTTATGCTAGACAACGAGTTGCAAAATCTTGAACGAACGAAAAGTATTATTATAAATTTTCTTTGTGACAACAAAACGGATTATCCTTTGTTTTCCACGACAGGCTACTGCAGCGATTGTGAAGAAGAGCCTAAATTATTGGCT